ATGTTAGAAATTAGCGAACACGCGAATATATTACAGGAGGTATGTAAAATGAATCTGACTTTTGGTCAGTATGTTGAAATGAAGCGTAAGGAGAAAAAGATTAATCTTCGTAAACTAGCAGAGTTACTAGATAACATGGCACCAGCTTACCTAAGCGATATTGAGAAGGGACATCGTTACCCGCCTGACAAAGATAAAATCGAAAAAATCATAGAAGTGCTTCAATTGACACAAGAGGAGGCTAACACGCTTTACGATCTTGCAGCTCTTGCAAAGAAGCACAGTGTTTCACCTGATCTACCAGAATATATCATGGGTAATGAGACTCTCAGGGCTGCACTTCGCAAAGCTAGGGATATAAATGCTGGAGATGAGGAATGGAAAAAGGTTATCGAGATGCTCGAAGCCAAAGAAAAAGAGTCTAATTAGGGGGGAACTGAGATTTGTGGTTCTATAATTATAGCGTTGCCCAATTAGAAAAAATTGCTGAGGACAAGTTACGTGAATTTGACAGTGAGCGCCTTACTATTCCTAAAGGTATTGATGTCTACGACTTTATAGAAACGTGTCTTGATGTACCTTATGAATGGAAGAACCTAACACCCAACCAATCGATTCTTGGTGTAACTGCGTTTAATGATGGATATTGGTGGGTTTGGGATGGTGGGGAGGGTGAACTCCCTAAAAAGCATCCTGTAACCAAAGGTACAATTTTGATTGATAACTCACTTGTTGCGCCGGGAGCTGTGAAAGGCCGTGAGAACTTTACCGTAATTCATGAAGCCTTCCATCAGATTCTTCATCAAAAAGTGTTTAATCAGCGTGCTCTTCGAGAGCGCTCTTTTAGCCGAGCACAGGATATTTCAGCCCGTATCGGGAAAGTGAAACCAAATCTTACTGGTATGGACATCACCGAGTGGCAAGCAAATGCAGCCACCGCTGCCTTTCTTATGCCGCGCCAAGCTGTGATTTTCGCTTTCCGCGAGACTATGAAAATACCCTCACACAAATCATTACCGATAAAATGGTCACTTGCTGTAGATCTACGCGTTGAAGAGATGGCAGATATGTTTAATGTATCATATACCGCTATGAAATATCGTTTGTTTGATCTTGGTTTAGTCGAAGGGAGTATGGTCGAGGATGGGAGTATTTTGTTCTAAATTTTACACTTAAGTATTACATATTTTTTTACCTCAAGTGTTAGAAAATCGCGAACACGCGAATTTGTTTAGAAAGGAGAATTCATATGAAGAAGATGAAGTGTCCAAAGTGCGGGAGACGAGCCTTTGATATCTCAAAACTACCAAAAGAGAAAATCGAAGTTTCGCTCAAATGCCCACAGTGTAAGAAGCTCGTCACGGTTCCTTGCATCGAAGAATGCACAATGAGAGTCCCGTGATTTAGATAAAGCACACAATACCCAGACTTACAAAAGGAGGTGAGATACATATGCCCAAAATAAACCGAAAGCAAACGTCTGCTACTGTTGCGCGTAAAGCATCGTCTTTGCTACGTGATGGACGTACCAGCGCAAAGACAAAGTCTGTCGCAGCCAGTGCACTATCCCAAACAAAACCTTCAAATAAGAAATAACATTAAAATACCATTGTTCATACCGAGCAAAGGAGCCGGGCACGAGCTACCAAATGGCCGGATGAGTTACGGAATGCAAATTCCTAACCATCCGGCTATTTGTATTTCGTAATGCCCGGCTTTTTATATTAGCACGGCTTGGCTCCTGAAGTTGAAAGGAGCCAAAAAATGCAAAGACATGTCAAGACAAGCAAAAAGAAACGTACTTCCTACATTTATTACGATGCTGATGGTCGAAAGGTAATTGAACTTGTACCTGGCCAAGACGGCATCACCGAGGCTGACATCGAACTTCTTCATTCAATGGATGATGAAGAGGTAGACGAGCAGCGGCGATATGACTACCGAATCGCAGAACACCTGGATGCTTACCATGAAGGCGAAGAGGCTGGCGATCGTAATAAACGTCTGGCCGATAACCGCACAAACCCAGAAGCTGTTCTTATAGCCAAAGAAGAAGAGATTGAGCATGAAGAAAGACTGTCCCGACTTCGTGAAGCAATGGAGACCCTTGAGCCCCAGCAGCGCATTCTGTTTGAGAAGAAATACATATCAAAGCGCTCTAATACAGACATAGCCGCTGAAGAAGGGGTAAGTGAGGCAGCAATCCGTAATCGCCAGAAAAAGATACATCAAAAGCTTCTGAAATTCTTTCCCTAATGGGGGGTTCGAAAGAACCCTCTTTTTCGCTTATCACTGAGGGGCAGGAAATTGCCCCCAGAAAGGAGACAAAACATGAGTCTGAAACACAAGGTTACTATCAACGTTGCCAGACCCGGAGGAATTCGTGATCCCGTGTTAAAAAGCGGCTCTAAGAGTATCCGCAGTAGGCTTTTAAATTGGCTGTTTGGTGAGAAGGTCGGTGTATTCGTGATTACGACAGGCGACTCGGTTGAAACGGTCGAGATTAAAGAAATCAAGGAAGGAGGCGTGAAGCATGAGCAAAATCAAACTGCTTCTTGATGTTGTCACGGATCTGCGATCTCTGGCGGACAGCTTGCAGGCAGTGGCTGACGCAATAGCAGGCAATGAGCCTGTCGATGCATCACAGCCTGAAACACCAGCCCATGTACCAACTCAGAAGCCTGAGGAAAAGAGAGTTACATTGGAGCAAGTGCGTGCGGTTTTGGCTGAAAAGTCCCATGACGGTTTTACAGCCGAGGTTCGAGTTCTTCTTGAAAAGTATGGTGCGTCAAAACTCAGCCAAATCGATCCAACCAATTATGCCGCCCTTCTTGCAGAAGCGGAGGCACTGAAATGAGTGAACATGCTATTCTTTCTGCTTCCAGTGCACACCGCTGGCTAGCCTGTACTCCGTCGGCACGGCTAGAGTTGGAGTTCGATGATAACTCTGGCGCTGCTGCTGATGAGGGCACAGCCGCTCACGCGCTTGCTGAACACAAGCTCCGTAAAGCCTTAAAGATGCGCTCCAAGAAGCCGGTATCAAAGTACGACAGCGATGAGATGGACGCTCATACAGACGATTACGTGTCTTTCGTGCTGGAACAGATATCTCTGGCAAAGCAGAGATGTTCCGACCCGATGGTGCTCATCGAACAAAAATTGGACTTCTCCAAATATGTTAAGGATGGCTTCGGTACAGGAGATTGCGTGATTATAGCCGATGGCACGCTCCACATCGTGAATTTTAAGTACGGTCAGGGCGTTTTAGTTGAAGCTGAGGATAACCCGCAGATGAAGCTCTACGCTCTCGGTGCTTTGGAATTGTTTGATGGCATTTACGATATCAACAACGTATCCATGACCATTTTTCAGCCGAGACGCGAAAATGTAAGTACTTATACGGTTTCGAAGGAGTTGCTTTACAAATGGGCAGATGAAGTCCTAAAGCCTACTGCAGCCATTGCCTATGAAGGCGGTGGTGAATATGTGCCCGGAGAGCATTGCCAGTTTTGCAGGGCAGCGGTTAAGTGCAGAGCAAGGGCTGAGTCAAAGATGAAGCTGGCAGCTTTCGAGTTTGCTTTACCGCCATTGCTTTCTGATGAGGAGATATCTGAAATACTCGCCTCAATCAGTGACCTGACGAGCTGGGCTAATGAAATCATTGCCTATGCCACCGATGCGGCTGTGAACCACGGTAAACAGTGGCCTGGCTTCAAGGTGGTTGAGGGGCGCTCCAATCGTAAGTATTCCGATGAAGAAGCCGTCGCTGCAGCAGCAAAGGCAGCCGGATATCGTGACATCTACAGGCAAAGTCTCATCACCATCACAGAGATGGAAAAGCTGATGGGAAAATCAAAATTCAACGAAGTCCTCGGCGGGCTCATTATCAAACCGCCAGGCAAGCCGACGTTAGTTCCGCTCTCGGATAAGCGTCCACCTATGAACATATCAAGTCTGCTGTGTCGTCCAGTTCGCTTGCTTCGAGCATGGACTCTGGCTTAAACTCTGGCGCTTCCAAAATCCGTGCGGCTTTACCTGCTGCGATTTTTTCCGCAAGAGGCTGTGGTTTGTCCCCAGCACGCACGCGGCGCCCACCTCTGTTTGTACCGTCTTTTGCCACGTGCCTTCACCTCCTTGCTGTGATAGGGTTTAATACCCCGTTTGAACCTGAATTTTTTCGCGTGTGACCCCACGCCCGTTGCACGATTAACAAGTCACAGAGATTTTGACCGCCCCTTCCTTTTCCATCTTCCACCTTCTCGTGCGGTGATCTCAGAGTGGCAGGAAGTACACAAGGACATAAGATTACTCGTTTCATTTGTCCCACCACAGGACAGTGGTTTGATGTGGTGTACTTCCTCGGCAGGGGTAATCCGACCTTGCTTCTCACAACGCTCGCACAAAGGGTGCTCCGCTATATACCTGTCTCTGATGCGTTTCCATGTTCGGTTGTACCGTTTCCTTACAGCGGGATCGCGGTCATAGCGTTCGTAACGCCTGGCTTCCTGCTTGGCATGTTCGTCACAGAACCTACCATCTGTCAACTTAGGACAGCCAGGATGAGAACAAGGTCGCTTGGGTTTATAGGGCAATTGGATCACCTCGCTTGGGTAAAAGAAAAGCCCTCGTGGGTTTCCCCTCGAAGGCTCTCGTCACAATATTCGATGGTATAACTATACCATACAGGAAAGCAAACATTCCCTCATAATTCCCTCATGTTTATCCGAACAACATGCTCCGCAGATGATTAAGTGCTGCTGCCCTCAAACGTTCTACATGGCTTTCACTGTAATTTAATTCATTCATAAGCCGGTAAGTCGCACCAGACTTCTGATCGTTGCCCATATAAAACTCGGCAAGGATATGCTGCTCGGTATCTGTCAGGCTTGACCATGCTGGTTCAAACCAAGACATGTATTCCAGCGCCTGAGTGTATCGTTCTCGCAGTATGTCAATCTTATCAAGTTGTGCAGCCAGCTTGTCGGCACCAGCCTGCGGATTTCTTGCAGACGGCATCCCAGAAAGTTTTGGTGTTCTGGGCGAAGTCATTTTTTCATACACATCCTTAATCTCCTGCGGGGTGTTATTAATAATAAACCGCATATTGTTATAGTCCCGGATGGCGGCAACAGTCGCCGCATTCTTGTTTATATACTTTAGCGCAATCATATGACCGCCTCCTTTAGGTTTGCTTTTACCGCATCGATAAGCGCGGTCTGGGTTTTATCTTTTCGCTTGAGAGCTTTCATAACTTGTTCGTCAATTGTGTCCTTCGCAACAATGTGGTGAATTATCACCGTATCCTTTTGACCTTGCCGCCAAAGGCGGGCATTGGTCTGTTGGTATAACTCCAGTGACCATGTTAGTCCGAACCACACAAGGCAGGAACCGCCAGCTTGAAGGTTCAGTCCATGTCCAGCGGATGCGGGATGGATAACGGCCACCGGGATTTCACCGTCATTCCACCGTTTTATGGATTCGGCATTATCCAACTGGATAGCAGGGAATCGCTCCATCATCCGCTCAAGGTCATGCTTATACCAGTAAGCAATGAGTACCGGCTTTCCGTTTGCCGCTTCGATAATGTCCTCCAAAGCATCCAGCTTACGGTCGTGAATACGGACAACTCCGCCATTCCCGTCATAGACCGCACCGTTGGCCATTTGAAGCAGTTTATTGCTTAATGCTGCAGCATTCACTGCATCGATTTCTTTGCCTTTAAGTGAAAGCACCATCTCTGACTTCATGATTTCATAATGCTGTCGTTCATCCTCTGATAAAAGGACAGGTATTTCATTTATCACCAGATCAGGTAGCTTCAGATAGTCAGTGTTTTTCATGCTGATAGTAATGTCAGAAATAAGCCGATATATAGCTTCCTCCGCACCGGGTTTCGGCTTATAGGTAAATATGATCTGCTGATTGCGTTTATCCGGTATAAAATAGGCATTTCGGAAATGGGATATATACCGTCCAAGCCGCTGGCCCATATCAAGTATGCCGATTTCCGCCCATAAGTCCATCAACCCATTGCTTGAAGGCGTTCCTGTTAAACCAACGATTCTTTTCACATTCGGCCGTACTTTTCGAAGGGCCCGAAACCGCTTTGAGGTATGAGATTTAAATGATGATAGCTCATCGATAACCACCATGTCATAATCGAAGGGTATGCCACTATCATTGATGAGCCAATCCACATTTTCCCGATTTATTAGGTATACCTGTGCTCTTTGCAAAAGGGCAGCTTTCCGCTGGGCTTCATTACCTATGGCAACTGAATAGGTGAGCCCATACAAGTGATCCCATTTTTCGATTTCTGCAGGCCATGTGTCTCGTGCAACTCGTAGTGGGGCGATAACTAATACCTTGCGAATCAAGAAGCTGTCCAATGTCAGGTCGAAGATAGCCGTTAAAGTAATGACGCTCTTACCAAGACCCATTTCCAGCAGAATTGCCGCGATTGGATGGCTTAGGATGAAATTGGTGGCATATTCCTGATACTCATGTGGCTCGAATCTCATCCAGCATCCCTCCAATCTGACTCTCATCATCGATAACGTAAACCTTAAATCCTATTTGTCGAAGCATTTCATGTCTCCGCTCCTGCAGAGGTCGAGGTTTTGATCCACTCGCTTTGATTTCAGCAAATGCGATTATTCCTCCTGGCAAAAGAATCAGTCTATCCGGTACTCCGTTATAACCGGGTGATATAAATTTTAAAGCAAGACCTCCAGCTGCCTTGACCGCTTTTATCAACTTTTGCTCAATATATTTCTCTCTCATGAGTACCTCCAGGTGTTCCCAAAATCCAAAAAAACTCTATACGCGCGTATATGCGTATTTTTATGCAATATATAGCCCTTTTTCTTTACTATCATTTTTTAATAGTAGTAATTGGAACAATGGAACACTGGTCATAAAGAACCGCACTAATAAAGGGGCTGGCGCCTGTTCCAACGTTGTGTTCCAAAAGGCTGTTTTTGGCACATGGGAACATAATTTTTTGTTCCTATCTTCACACATGTTCCAAAGAACGCTCTCTTGGAACAGAGTCAGGAACAGCAGTGCGGACATACACCCATTGCGGGCCATATAACGGGATACGCTCCTTTTTCGGTGCTATCTTCCATCCTCCAATTCCTGACATAATCGCCGAGATCTCATTGCTATCCATGCGTTTACAGTTAGCTCGGTCTTTGCCAAAGCACTCGCACCAAATTTCAAGGTTGGAAACTGAAGTTCTTCTGCGGACGCCTATTTTTCGGCTTTCTCCAAATTCCGTGCCATTTATATAAGCCCGTCGTTCATATAAGTCCATCGTGTCCCAATCTTCCGGTAGGAGCATATCCAGATAATCACGCACAAGGCCTTCACGCTCATCAGATTCCATCGCTTCCCGCTGTTCCTCTTTAGCAAGTTTTTCAAGGCCGGAATCTAAATACAGCTTTTCACCCGCCTTCACATAAGTAAGAGCTTCTGCCCATATCTGCAAGACTTCATTCTGAGTAAGCTGCCAAGACCTTTTTGTCCCATTGCCAGGTGTTTTTACCGGCCAGAAGCGGCGGTTGCCGGTAGTATCTCGAAGATATCCTTTCTCTGCATTGGTGGTTCCGAAGAAAACGCACTGCCGCAAGTGCGGCGTTGCCCGACGTCCGAAGCTGGCTCGGTAGATATCATTTTGCCGGGAAAGGAAGCTTCTAAGTGTTTCCAATTCAGCCTTCTTCAACCCAGCGAGTTCTCCAATCTCCAGTATCCAATAGCCCTGTAGCTTTTCAGCTGCTGTCTTGTCTTTGGTGTCCGAAAGTGAGAGACTGTCTGAGAACCACTCACCACCCAGCTTGGCGATGAGGGTGCTTTTACCCACACCTTGAGGGCCGTTTAGCACCAGCATGGAGTCAAACTTGATGCCGGGTGTCAGAACACGTGCAATTGCTGCGCACAGGGTTTTTCTTGTTACAGCGCGTACATATGCGTTGTCTGTAGCGCCAAGATAATCAACCAGCAGGGTATCCACACGCGGGATACCATCCCATTCAGGCAGAGTATCTATAAATTCACGTATCGGGTGATATGATCGGTCATCAGCTACCTTCGTAACGGCAATCTCATAATTTCGGGCAGAGAAGGTTCCGTAGTTGCTGTCGATATAACTAATCAACTGAGCATCGTCCGCATCCCGCCAGAACCTAGATGGATGCTGCCATGGCACTTCACCCTTAATTTCCAAGCTGTCGGAGAGCTGGTTGAACACAATTCCCTTGAGCGCGGGATCATTTTCAAGAATCAAAGTGAGATTGCGAAGGGTGTTTTTTACTGCGCCATTTTTCTCAAGCTCCAGCTGCTTTTGCCAGTCCTCATTACTGAACTCCAATTTAGCCTGCGCCTTGCGTTCCTCAGCGAATTGCTCCTTAACGCGTTCATCCTGGAGTATCCTCGGTTGTTTTATCATCCAGATCACGGAACCGATGTATGCGCACAAGGTCAAACGAGTTTAACAGTTTTCCGCATGCTGGATCAGTGGCATGGTGACTATAAGCAAACTTACCATCGTATATGACCAGACCAGCTGAAGAATCAGCAGGAATATAATCGTACCTCCCATGGATTGCGCTTGGCTCATATACATCAGAAAGAAACTCTTCTATTGCTTCCATGATGGAGTACGCTCTGCAAAACGCACCCACTACACCTTCCTTTGTGAGTGGATCAGCTTGCCGGGTTATTTGTCGCCGCACAACCTCTGATTGCCGCGATGACACCGGCCACATAGAGGTGTCTCGCCAGTCAGCATATTTGGAAAGATACACGTCCGGGTCAAGCAGAGTTCCATCTTTCTCTCGGAACACAAACTCACCATCGGATGGCGTTGACGGCCAGTACATTAACCTTGAAGCTTCATAGGTGGTATCATCGAACAGATCAATTCCTATTTCTTTTGCCACCATGCGGCCTAATGCCGGGTATTCGTCCTCACTGACTTCACGTAAAAGTGGAATGATTAGCCGGAGTCTTGGGGCTTCAGGCGTATGCTTATGCGTGGAATATACACAGCACTGCCAGTCATAGAGAGACTCTATCATTTCCCAAGTATCGGGCTTTGCATAATCCATATCCAGGGTAAGCATCGAGCGGCACAGTACATAACCGTTCCTGCGTTTGCCCTCCCGGAGGGCTCCTCCCACGAAACCGCCCACATCCTTAATTGCGTCTTGACGCGCTCGATTCATCTTGCGGAACTCCGAGACCGTCTCTGTTGTACGCTTCGTGGTACGAACGGTGTTTTTGAAGTCCTCCCAGGTGATGTCACGATTCTTCCACTTTCTATCCATACGGCTGTTTCCAACCGCTATCTTCATATCCGCTCCACCTCCTCGCAGTTTTCCGTAAAGTATCTAATTGGGATATGACGCTGTTTTGCTTTTTCGATCTCGGCAGCCATACCCTGCGAAATGTGACTGCCAAACACCCAGAGTTCATCACATTTACACAGCCACACCATACCAAAAAGCAATCCACGTTTCCGTTGTTCTGGATTGCTGTCATCTAACACCTGTGGGTAAAGCAGGTGTGGCGCGAACGGAATCGCGCCTTCATCCACTGCAAACTTTAAATATTTCTTGGCATTTATGGTATTGCGCTTGATGTCGCCAGCGTATGGAGAGCAAATAAATACACATGGCTTCCGGCCTTTTGCGATTTCCTCACGGATTACATTCTCCAATGCTTCTGCAGCAGTGGGATCAGGGTAGCCTTCTGCGTTAAATTTGCTGATGTACATATCAATCACCACCAGACAGCAAAGCGTCCGGGGCTTCCACATCCGTTACGGCTGTTTTCTGCACCAACTGTTCTTTGAACCACTCAAGCTCGTCCTTGAGGTACTCGTTCTCAGCTGCCAGTGCCTCGGCCTTGGCTTCATACTTTATTCCTTCGGTCAGGCTATGAATTATGGCAAAGGTAAAACAGTAGATGCAAAGATACATTAATACCCAGGGAAGCGCGGATGCTATTTTTGAAATAAGTTTTCTCCCAGATCTCGTTTTCACTTCTCTTTCCATGTCACATCACCTCAAATTCAAGACCTTGTTCAATAAGCGGAAGGTAACCGTGGGACTTAAGTAGCTCATAAATAAAGAGGCGGCCTTTCTGCGTCCAGTAAGTATGAACTTTCGCATGGTATTCGCCATCGCTGCCCAGGTAGTTATGGGTCTTGGTGCAGGTATATCCGTTCCTCCGCATATTTTTGGTATAGAAGCCATATGTTACCCTGCTTAAACTGCACTCCGCATTAGCGAGAGTGGCCTTTATAACGTTATCCTGCTTTCCCGTAAACCTGAAGCGAAGAAGTTTAAGCGCTGGGTGACTCATGAAGTCCTTCCCTCCATCCGCAGGCATGGAGTATATGCCGTGGATGAACTTCTTGCTAACCCTGATCTTTTAATCAGGGCACTTCAGGAGCTTAAGGCGGAGCGAACAAAAAATGCCGCTCTGACAGAAACAGTTCACATCCAGAGACAGCAGATCGCTGAGATGAAACCAAAGGCCAGTTACTATGACGTTATCCTAAACTGCAAAGATGCAGTAGCAAATTACTACTATCGCAAAAGACTATGGGAAGTCCGGTCAATGGCTTAATGAGTATCTTCATACCCTTTAATCTGCTCCTGTCCATATGCAAAAATCAGAAGTAATTCGAACCCCCACAAGATCAGTCTTTTTTATAAAACTGACATTCGAAACCATCGGCGCGGAGTAATAGGCCCTCCGCCCAAGGCGGTGTTTCACTCATAATGTGGCAAACATCCTCCGGTGACACATCACAGGCTGTCTCTATGACCACCTCATCATGGACATGCATAACAACGGAAAAACCCATACTATTAAGCCGTTGCATTGCATAACAGAGAATGTCTCGGCTTATTGCCTGCACGATGTTTTCTACAAATTTCGGGCCATAGCTTTCGATGCGCTCCCATTTTTTCGAAGCACCAACTCCTTCGTATGTTACCGATTCGGAGCCAAAGCGGTTAACTTCGATGCGGGGCTTAACATAAGCGAGCCTTCTGCCAGACGGGAGCGTAATAAAGAGAAATCCACTGCGGTATTCAAAGAGGATGTTGTGTGTTTGTTCTGTGGTCTTTTCACGCACTGCTGTTTTTGCTGCACGGTCAACATCCCACCATAGTCTAGTGATGTTGGGGTTAGCTGCACGCCATGCCGTTACCAAGGGCTGGAGTTCTTCCTCATTAAGGCCCATATCAAGAGCGCCCATTGCTTTGAGAGCTCCGACCGAGCCACCGTAACCGAGAGCCAACTCAGCGATCTTGCCCTTTTGCCGAAGGGGACTGCCTTTTGTGATTTCCTCGATAGGAACACGGAACATCTGGCTCGCCGATGCTTCATAGATTTTCCCATGGGTTGCGAACACCTCATTTCGCCACTGTTCTCCGGCAAGCCATGCAATGACACGGGCTTCAATTGCACTGAAATCAGCGACAATAAACTTGAAGCCAGGCTTAGGTACAAAGGCAGTACGGATTAGCTCCGATAGGGCGCTCGGTACGGAATCGTATAGGACTTCCAAAGTATCGAAGTCACCAGACTTTACAAGCTGACGAGCCTGAACCAGATCAGGTAAATGGTTCTGCGGAAGATTTTGAACCTGAATTAATCTTCCAGCAAACCGGCCGGTTCGATTTGCACCGTAAAACTGCAATAGACCTCTGGCCCTGCTGTCCGAACATACCGCATTCTCCATAGCCGTGTATTTCTTGACGCTGCTCTTGGCCAGGTCTTGCCGTAACGCCAGCACCTCTCGAATACTCTCCGGTGCTGTTTTCATTAGTTCCTTGACGGCTGATTTACCGAGTGTTTCAGTTTCCAAACCATTTTCAGCAAGCCACACCTTCATCTGAGTAACAGAGTTGGGATTGTCCAGGTCGGTAATTTCTCGCATAGCTTCTGTAAGAGCAGCCCTTGATCGCCTGTCACAACGGATGGCCTCTCTAATCAGATCCATATCTAAACAGATGCCCCGATCATTAATCTCCTGATCAAGGATGTAGTACTTCCACTCAATCTCCGGCACAGGGAAATTTGAAAGCCGCTTCATTATTGCTATTTCAGTCTCGACATCGCGAGCGTTATATTCCTTAAATCTATCCCACTTATCTGGAGCATGAATTGGCAGGTTGCGTGTGCGTCCACCGTTGGACTTAGTGGGCTTACATGGCGAGGAGAAATATCTAATGAGATCTTTGCCCTCGGTCAGTTTCTGTTTCTCCGCACCTGTTACCAAAGCAGCCCCTTCCAGCGAGAGGGGCAATCCGAGATAGGCAGACCACACCATCGTGCAACGCCAAGATGCCGGGTTAAGGAAATTACTATTTCCACTCAAAGCTTTTAAGTTGATACCTTGGCGCTCCAGCCAGCGTGACAAGCAAATCCGCTCGAACTGCGCATTATGTGCCCATTTCACAACTGCTTCGTCTGTTAGTGCTTCTAGAACTTCAGGTGGTAGAGCTTCTCCCGAAGCCAGATCAATAACATGTACTTCGCCATCATCTGCAGAGTATCCAAAGAGGAGTACCTCAAAGTCTGGTGCTTCTGAATAGCGATAGACCCCGGATTTACCGAGGTCTGTTCCGCTATATGTTTCAATGTCTATAAAGAGATCTCTCATGACAGGAAATCATCGTCGCTGTCTGTAGCAAAATCGTCTACTGCATTAGAGCGACTGCCCAGCGGCTCTCCGTCTCACCATCAGCAAGGACGGTGCTCTTTCATGGGATGAGCGCACGGATGAGGTAATCATGCAAAACTTACTGAAAAAACTTCTGGAACTCGGCTTTACCTACGAAAGTGATGAAGCAGGCACCGATGAGCTATGTGACACGCTTACGATAGAGATGCCGCTTGATGGGTTTAGCGACGCAGCATTTGAGAATCTGAAACGGCTCATCGCAAGCAAAGAGTCTCTCATTAAAAAGGCAATCGGAGTTAATAAGTTGCCTATAGAACGGACGGAAACAACGATCAAGTTTCCATGGTTCCGCTTCGGAATTGAGCCTGAGGAGGTTTCTGCTTACTCTCGCTTCATTGGTGCCCTCTGTGCAGCTGCAAAAGAGCAGCACCGCGTGACTGCTAAGGATAAAACTGTGGAGAATGAGAAGTTCGCTTTTCGAGTGTTCCTAATAAGATTGGGCTTTGTCGGAGACGAGTATAAAACTGCGCGAAAAATCCTGCTCAGAAACCTAACTGGCAATAGCGCATTTAAGAATGGCGCTCCAGCCAAAGTGACGGAGGTATCAAATCATGAATAAGTTCCCTTCAAAGGAGACCGTGGAGAGACTCCGAAAGCAATACCCAGCTGGAACTCGTGTTGAACTGGTACGAATGAACGACCAGTATTCCAAATTGAGACCTGGTGACAAAGGTACAGTGGACTTCGTGGATGATACAGGTACGATATTCTGTACTTGGGATAGAGGTTCAAGCCTTGGTGTCGTGTATGGTGAGGATATAGTGAAAAAGCTGTAAAGTATTAGGCTCAGTGTAGCCTACTCCATCCATATATTTGTGTGTTTTTTCTCTTGAATATTGCTTGCTATATAAGCCTTTTAGAGTGATATATGTACATGCCAAAAGGCACAAAGCATACAAGTACAGGAGGAAAATCACAGTGTTGACAAGCAGATTTGGAATTGAAATTGAATTTACAGGTATTACGAGAAGCGAAGCAGCAAGAGTTACTGCTGAATACCTTGGTGGGACAATTACCAGCGTAGGCGACTATTACGACACCAAGAAAGTCACAGCGCCGGACGGACGGGTTTGGAAAATCATGAGCGACGGAAGTATCTCCTGCCAAAAGCGAAGTGGCCGTCAAAAGGTTTCTGCTACCCGTGAATATAGTGTGGAACTGGTCAGCCCCATCCTCACCTACCGGGAGGACATAGAATGCCTGCAGGAATTAGTCAGACGGTTGAGAAAAGCTGGGGCTTTTGCGAATGCTTCCTGCGGCATACACATTCACCTCGACGGTTCCAACCACACACCAAGGAGCATCCGAAACTTTATTAACATCATCGCCAGCAAGAATGACCTCTTTTACAAGGCTCTTCAAATAGCGCCAGAGAGGATAAATTATTGCAAGAAGATGGACAGCATACTGGTCGACAAAATGAACCGTCGCAAACCTAAAACCATGCGAGCAATTGAGGAGATTTGGTACGAAGGCTACAGTGAGAGCCGCGACAAGCATTATCACAACAGCCGTTACCATTTCCTGAATCTACACAGCTTTTTCACCGGTAATCACACAGTAGAGCTTAGGGGATTTAATAGTGAGCTTCATGCTGGCAAGATAAGAAGCTATGTGGTTTTAGCCTTGGCCCTTAACCATCAGGCGCTTACGCAAAAATGTGCATCAGCAAAGAAGCCGCAGACAGAGAACGAAAAGTTTGCCATGCGGACTTACTTAAACCGCATTGGCTTTATCGGTGAGGAGTTTGCAAACTGCCGCGAACACCTGACAGCTCACTTAAATGGATCGGCGGCATGGCGATTTCGGGCGGCCTGAACCGTCCGAGAAACCTAAGCTCAAGAAGGAGGATACAAAGAATAATGGATAAAAAACTGTACATTGCCTACGGCTCAAACCTTAACATAAAACAGATGGCAAGCCGATGCCCCACAGCAAAGGAAGTGGGTACTAGCATACTGAAAGATTGGCGGCTCCTATTTCGGGGTGCACATGCGGGTGCGGTGGCGACAGTAGAACCCTTTAAGAGCGGCAGCGTCCCTGTATTGGTTTGGGAACTGACTCCTGCAGACGAGGCCGCGCTCGACCGCTATGAAGGCTGGCCCTTTCTTTATCGAAAGGAAACAGTAAAGGTAAAACTGGGTGGCAAGAATGTCAAAGCTATGATGTATGTGATGAACGAGGGTAGACCGCTTGGCCAGCCAAGTTGCTATTACTATACCACTATTTTGGAAGGCTACAAGGACGCGGGCTTTGACTTGGATATCCTGCGCCAGGCTACCATTGACTCTGTGGAGAAAGAGGTACCCACTGATGACTGAAAAAATAAAGGAACAAATCCTTGCTATACGAGATAGTGGTGTCACAAATATGTTTGATGTGAATCGTGTACAATATGAAGCAAACGAGCATGGCTACTATGAACTGGTAGCTTACCTCATTGACCACAAAGCTGAATACTGTCGTTTCATTTTAACCGGTGAAACGCAAGAAACAAAATAAATAAGAAATAGGCAAAAGCAAAGGGCTTCTACGGAGGCTCTTTCCTTTTGCCTATTTTCATAAAGGAGGCGGGCGCCTATGCGTAAATTAAAGAAATACAAGCCAACCGCCTTCATGGCCGAAGGCTCTTATTATGATAAAGATGCCGCAGACTATGCGGTTTCTTTTATACAGGCTCTTTCCCATACGAAAGGCTCATGGGCGGGAAAGCCTTTTGAGCTTATCGACTGGCAGGAGCAGATAGTCCGTGACATATTCGGCATTCTAAAGCCTAATGGTTACCGTCAGTTCAATACGGCGTATGTTGAGATTCCAAAAAAGCAGGGCAAATCAGAGCTTGCTGCAGCTATTGCCCTTTTACTGACCTGCGGTGATGGCGAAGAACGTGCCGAAGTATATGGCTGTGCGGCTGATCGCCAGCAGGCTTCCATTGTTTTTGAGGTGGCAGCCGACATGGTACGTATGTGCCCTGCCCTGTCGCGGCGTGTAAAGATACTGGCTTCAACAAAGCGACTGATATATCTTCCAACCAACAGCTTCTATCAGGTGCTGTCAGCTGAGGCTTATTCCAAGCACGGCTTCAACATCCACGGTGTGGTGTTCGACGAATTGCATACCCAGCCAAACAGGAAGTTGTTCGATGTTATGACAAAGGGTTCTGGCGATGCAAGAATGCAGCCGCTATATTTTCTCATCACCACAGCAGGATCAGATACCCAGAGCATCTGCTATGAAACACACCAGAAAGCGCTGGACATTTTAGAAGGCAGAAAACATGATCCTACTTTCTATCCCGTGATCTATGGTGCCAAGGAAGATGATGATTGGACTGATCCAAAAGTATGGAGGAAAGCGAATCCTTCCCTTGGAATAACGGTTGGGATTGATAAGGTTCGGGCTGCCTGTGAAAGTGCAAAACAAAATCCGGCCGAAGAAAACAGCTTCAGGCAGCTCCGGCTTAATCAATGGGTCAAACAAGCCGTACGTTGGATGCCAATGGCAAAGTGGGATGCCTGCGCATTCCCGGTTGATGCCGACAGCTTAGAGGGGCGGGTATGCTATGGAGGGCTTGATCTCTCTTCTACAACGGACATTACAGCTTTCGTGTTGGTATTCCCGCCACAGAACGAGGAGGACAAATATGAGATACTCCCATTTTTCTGGATGCCGGAGGACAACATTGATCTCAGGGTACGTCGTGATCATGTCCAGTACGACCTCTGGGTAAAGCAGGGACACCTTATGACGACGGAAGGAAATGTTGTGCATTATGGCTTTATTGAAAGCTATATTGAGCAACTCGGAATGAAGTATAACATCCGGGAAATTGCCTTTGACCGATGGGGAGCTGTTCAGATGACACAGAACCTCGAGGGACTCGGGTTTACAGTCGTTCCCTTCGGACAGGGCTTTAAAGATATGTCTCCACCTACCAAGGAACTAATGAAGTTGACACTTGAACAGAAAATCGCCCACGGTGGTCACCCTGTACTCCGTTGGATGTTGGATAACATCTACATCAAGACCGATCCGGCAGGAAACATAAAGCCAGATAAGGAGAAGAGTACAGAAAGAATAGATGGCGCGGTAGCAACAATTATGGCACTTGACCGCGCCATTCGTTGTGGACATGGAAATAGCGGCGAGTCTGTGTATAACGAGAGGGGGTTGCTTATTTTATGAGTATATTTTCAGGTTTATTTAGATCACGTGATAAACCTAAAAATCGTATCGGTAGCGCGTTCTCATTTCTGTTTGGCAGCACTACCAGTGGAAAGACAGTTAACGAACGGACTGCAATGCAATCAGCTGCAGTGTATGCCTGCGTAAGGATACTATCCGAGGCTATAGCCGGACTTCCACTACACGTTTACCAGTACCGAATGGACGGAAGCAAAGAACGTATACCGCAACATCCACTATATTATCTGCTTCATAATGAGCCTAACCCAGAGATGACTTCATTTGTGTTCCGAGAGACACTAATGAGTCATCTTTTACTTTGGGGCAATGCCTATGCGCAGATTTTAAGGAATGGTCGCGGACAGCCTATTGCACTATACCCACTGCTTCCTAACAAGATGGAAGTTAGCCGGGCTTCAAACGGAGAATTGATGTACACCTACCGCAGGGATTCCGAAGAAAGTCGGATCAATCCCAGCAGCGGAACAGTGATACTTCGCAGAGATGAGATACTCCACATACCCGGACTCGGCTTCGACGGTCTCATTGGATACAGTCCCATTGCTATGGCTAAAAACGCCATCGGCATGTCGCTTGCGACTGAAGAATACGGTGCTTCATTCTTCGCAAATGGAGCAAACCCAGGTGGCGTGCTGGAACATCCCGGTGTAATCAAGGACATACAGAGAGTCAAGGACAGTTGGAACAGCGCTTATCAAGGCAGCGGAAACGCCCATAGAATCGCTGTGCTGGAGGAAGGAATGAAGTTTCAGGCAATCGGTATTCCTCCGGAGCAGGCTCAATTCTTGGAGACACGAAAATTCCAGATCAATGAAATCGCTAGGATTTTCCGTATACCTCCACACATGGTGGGTGACCTTGAAAAGTCCAGCTTCTCCAACATTGAGCAGCAATCGCTGGAGTTTGTAAAATACACGCTTAACCCATGGGTGGTGCGATGGGAGCAGAGTCTTCAGCAATCGTTACTCTTGCCATCTGAGAAGAACTCAATCTTTATTAAGTTCAATGTAGATGGCCTGCTGCGTGGCGACTACCAGAGCCGGATGAACGGATATGCTGTCGGACGTCAGAATGGCTGGCTGTCAGCGAATGATATCCGGGAGCTTGAAGATATGAACCGTATCCCTGCTGAAGAAGGCGGAGACCTGTATCTGGTGAACGGTAACATGCTCCCTCTTTCACAGGCAGGTAATTTTTATCAAAAGGAGGTTAACAGCCAATGAGGAAATTTTGGAATTGGGTGCGAGATGAAACTACCGAAGAACGCACCTTATACCTCAACGGAGAAATTTCAGACGAGACCTGGTATGGCGACGAAGTGACTCCAAAGATGTTTAGAGATGAACTGATGGCAGGCACAGGTGACGTCACGGTTTGGATTAACTCGCCCGGCGGGGATGTATTTGCGGCTGCGCAGATATATAACATGCTGATGGATTATACCGGCAAGGTCACAGTTAAGATTGATGGCCTTGCTGCAAGCGCCGCTTCTGTCATCGCTATGGCTGGCGGCGATGTATATATGTCGCCGGTATCCATGATGATGATTCATAACCCATCAACAATAGCCATCGGTGATAGCGAGGAGATGCTCCGTGCCAAGGCCTTGCTGGATGAGGTCAAGGAAAGCATCATCAATGCATACGAACTGAAGTCAGGCCTTTCGCGAGCAAAGATCTCTCATCTCATGGATGCTGAGACATGGATGAATGCGAATAAAGCTATTGAGCTCGGATTTGCAGATAAAATTCTGTTCATGGAGAGCGAAGAGCGTATTCCTCTGGATACAGGACAAGGCCTTATATTCTCTCGTGCAGCGGTGTACAACTCTCTGCTCGGGAAGATGCCAAAGAAACCAAAACCAAAAACCGGTACCCCAATAGAGCAGCTGGAAAAGCGGCTCTTTTTAATTTCTCACTAATTTGAAGGAGGAACATCAAAATGAATAAGATTCTTGAACTGCGTGAAAAGCGTGCAAAGGCGTGGGATGCTGCAAAAGCGTTCCTTGACGCCAAGCGTGGTGGCGACGGGCTTTTGTCAGCAGAGGATACCGCTACCTATGAAAAAATGGAAAACGAAGTTGTGGCTCTGGGGAAGGAAATCGAACGCCTTGAGCGTCAAGCTGTAATTGATTTAGAGCTTTCCAAAGCTACCAGCAATCCTATTACAAATGCTCCTTCCAAGGTGGCTGAGGAAAAGACTGGTCGTGCATCCGCAGAGTACAAAAAAGCTTTCTGGAGTGCTATGCGTACTCGTGCAGGAGAAGGACTTGATCCAACCGTAAGAAATGCCCTGCAAATCGGTACTGATTCAGAGGGAGGCTATCTGGTTCCCGATGAGTTTGAGCGTACTCTTGTAGAAGCGCTTGAGGATGAGAATATCTTCCGTACACTGGCCAACGTTATCACCACTTCTTCTGGCGATAGAAAAATACCAGTTGTAGCCACTAAAGGTACTGCCGCATGGATTGACGAGGAAGGAACCATCCCCGAGAGCGATGACAGCTTCGGCCAGGTATCTATTGGGGCATATAAGCTGGGCACTCTGATCAAGGTTTCCGAGGAACTGCTTAATGACTCCGTGTTTGACCTTGAAGCCTACATCTCCAGAGAGTTCGCTCGCCGTATTGGCAATAAGGAAGAAGAAGCCTTTTTCACTGGTGATGGCTCTGGTAAACCAACTGGTATTCTCGCCGCTACAGGTGGAGCGCAAGTCGGTGTTACTACTGCTAGTGCTACGGCAATTACTATGGACGAGGTGCTCGATCTGTTCTACAGCCTGAAAGCACCATACCGCAACAGAGCGGTTTTTGTCATGAACGATGCAACTGTCAAGGCTATCCGCAAGCTAAAGGATGGTCAAGGCCAGTATCTCTGGCAGCCGTCCGTTCAGGCAGGTACACCTGACACCATTCTAAATCGACCGCTATATACTTCGGCATATGTGCCCACTATTGCTGCGTCTGCAAAGACGATTGTCTTTGGTGACTTCAGCTATTACTGGGTAGCAGATCGTCAAGGGCGTGTATTTAAGCGACTCAACGAGCTTTATGCTGTCACCGGACAGGTCGGTTTTGTCGCTACTCAGCGTGTAGACGGAAAGCTGATTCTACCGGAGGCTATAAAAGTTCTCCAGCAGAAAGCTTAATGGAGGTGCAGTATGAGCTATAACACTAAGAACTACACCGAACAAGGCGGAGAGAAAACTGTCATAGGCGGAACACTCGAAATCAAAGAAGGAGCTACGGTAACAGGACTCTCTGCCAATCCGCTTCTTATGGCAACCGAGGAGACTCTCGGTGGTATAAAAGCCGCTGCCGCAGGCGAGAGTGACACCGTTGAAATTAAAATAGGTGAAGATGGAAAGCTGTATGCTCCAGCTTATCCTACCGATGCTACAGAGCAAGCCGTAGGATTGGTGAAAATGGCTGCAAATCAGGCTGATAGTGTAGCTGAGGACACAGCCGCACTTGTAACGGACTTCAATGCGCTTCTCTCAAAATTAAAAGCGGCTGGGCTAATGGCACCTGACGAAGAGTGAGCGGAAGGGGGCGTACAGCATGGCGGTATCAGATAATCTTTTACCCAAGGTCAAAGCCAACCTTATCCTCACTCACGACACGGATGATGACCTTCTACTAAGCTTCATTAGAGCCGCCGTGTCCTACGCCGAGAGCTACCAGCACGTTGCTGCAGGATGGTATGAAACACACACAATGCCACCAACCACAGAACAGGCAATTATTATGCTGTCGAGTCATTTCTATGAAAGTAGAGATGGCTCGACAGCAGGCTTTTATGCGGATAACGTTCAGGCGGGGCAACAGGTATGGAATACGGTGAATTTGTTATTAAGGCTTGACCGGGAGTGGGGTGTTTAATGTGAGCTTTGGAAAGATGAACACATTCATTGATGTTATCAGCACAGCGCCTGCGAAGGATGCAGAAGGTTTCGCTGCCGAAACTGATACCATCCTCGCATCTGTTCGGGCGTACAAGGAAGATCGCCATGGCAGCGAACGATGGAGTAATATGGCGGTGTTTTCTACAGCCTCCTCCCTATTCCGATTCAGAAAGATTCCTAACCTGGAGATTACAGCCGGAATGATTATCACCTGCGCTGACGGTCGGTACCGGATACTCAGTGCAGAGGACGTTCGAGGTCGTGGTATGTATATTGAGGTTCTGGCCGAACGGCTAGAGCCGTCAGTGAGGTGAGATATATGGCAAAAGTTAGTATAAAGATGCCTGATGAATTCCTCCTGCGTATATCCAGACTTGGTGATCAGATCGACGTTATCGCACCGCGTGTGCTCGAGGTGGGTGGCAAAGTTGTGTTGGAAAAGGTTAAAAGTAATCTTCGCACATCCATTGGCGAGGGAACTAAATACCCGTCGAGGGCAACAGGTGAGATGCTATCATCTTTGGGACTTTCGGAAGCCAAGCAGGACAGGGATGGCAACTTCAATGTTAAGGTTGGCTTTGCTGAGCCACGATCAGATGGAGAGAGCAATGCCAAGATTGCCAACATCATCGAATATGGCAAGCATGGTCAGCCCGCCAAACCATTTCTTAAACCTGCACAGTCGGCGTCCAGAAAGCCTTGCACTGAAGCCATGATTGCCAAACTGGAGGAGGAAATCGGCAAAATATGAGCATTTTATCGGAACTAAATACCCTTATATCCGCCGTGCCACTTCCTGTGGAGACCGGCGTTTTTTCAGGCATGGCGCCGGATGAATATGTAGTCATTCTCCCTCTTTCAGACATTTTCGAAGTCCATGCAGATAATCGTCCTGGCTTTGAGGTACAGGAAGCGCGGATATCACTGTTTTCAAAGTCTAATTATCAACTGCGTAAAAAGCAAATCATTGCTGCCTTGCTGAACGCAGATTTCATAGTAACAGAGCGTCGGTACATCGGACACGAGGATGATACCGGCTATCACCATTACGCCATCGATGTGGCGAAAAACTATGGATTGGAGGAATAAAATATGGCAACCATCGGTCTTGACAGACTGTATTATTCAAAGATAACCGAAGATGCTAACGGCGAAGAAACCTACGGAACGCCTGTTGTACTCGCCAAAGCTATTACTGCCGAGCTTTCGGTGGAGTTAGTGGAGGCAATATTATATGCGGACGATGGTGCTGCTGAAGTAGTGAAGGAGTTCAACAGCGGTACACTTACCCTTGGCATCGATGATATAGGTCCCACTGTTGCAGCGGATCTGACTGGTGCAACTACAGATGACAATGGAGTTCTGATCTCAGCCAGCGAGAACTCCGGGACACCGGTTGCGGTGGGCTTTCGTGCACAGAAGGCTAACGGCACATACAGATATTTTTGGCTATACCGCGTGGTGTTTGGACTCCCAGCTACCAACCTGCAAACAAAGGCTGATTCTATCACCTTTTCTACACCTACCATTGAGGGAACGGTTATGCGCCGGAATAAACTGGACGGTATGGGAAAGCACCCGTGGAAAGCAGAGGTCACCGAAGGCGATCCGGGTGTATCTTCCGCCACTATAACCGGTTGGTTCACGGAAGTTTATGAACCCGTCTACACGCCGGAGCCGTAGGAGGATTGAAAGATGGATACTGAAAGAAGCGCTGTTATCAATATTGGTGGTATGGAATTTGAGCTAATACTTACCACCCGAGCCACAAAAGAGATCGCTCGTCGCTACGGGGGCTTAGAGAACTTGGGCGATAAGCTGCTAAAATCTGAAAACTTCGAAATGGCTCTGGATGAGATAGTGTGGCTGATCACTCTGCTGGCAAACCAGTCTATCCTCGTTCACAACTTAAAGAACAAGGATAACCCTAAAGAAATTCTCAAAGAAGAGGATGTAGAGCTTCTGACTTCACCGCTGGAATTGGCTTCATATAAGAGTGCAATTACTGAGGCGATGTTTAGGGGTACAAAGCGTAATATTGAAAGCGAGGAGGAAGCATCAAAAAACGCGGAAGTCGGGTAACAGACGATGAGGTCTTTACCCGACTTTACTATTACGGCACAGTTCAGATGGGCATGAGCGCAGATGAATTCTGGCTTATGCCCATTGGTCTGTTTCTTGACCTGTGGGCCTGCCATAAGCAGTGGCACGGCATCGAGAAGCCAAAGAAAACGATAACGATAGATGATATTATCCCGACGGGTTTGTAGGAGGTGAAACGGTATGGCGGATAACTTTGGCCTGAAAATTGGTCTGGAGGGAGAAAAGCAATTTAAAGATGCCCTGCGGGAAATCAATCAGTCCTTTAAAGTATTGGGCAGCGAGATGACCCTCGTATCCAGTCAATTTGATAAGAATGACAAATCTGTACAGGCGATTACCGCCCGAAATGCGGTTTTGAATAAAGAAATCGATGCACAGCGGGAGAAAATCGCTACACTAAAGGCTGCATTGGACAACGCCGCCTCCTCCTTCGGTGAAAATGACAGACGCACGCAAAACTGGCAGATACAACTGAATAAGGCACAGGCTGAGCTCAACGGCATGGAGGGTGAGCTGGCTGAAAACGAAAAATCTCTTCGTGATGTGAATCGTGGGTATAACGATGCCGGGCAAAAGGTTGATGAATTCGGCAATGTAGTCGAAGAATCCGTTGATGATGTCGAGGAGTCCTCAAACAAACTTGAAAAACTCGGCTCGGCATTAAAAGGGATAGGCGTGGCCATGGGCGCTGCATTTGCAGCTATTGGAACGGCTGCAGTCGGAGCGGCCAAAGCTCTCACCGATATGACTGTCGGCGCTTCACAGTATGCAGATGATATTCTCACCATGTCAACTGTTACCGGCATGAGTACTGAATCGCTACAAGCATACAAATATGCCGCCGAACTGGTAGATACCTCAATGGAAACCTTAACCGGCAGTATGGCGAGGAATATACGTTCCATGAACTCGGCACGCGAAGGTACAGGCGCAGCTTCACAGGCATACAAAGCGCTGGGCATCTCTATAACCGATGCCAACCGGGTCATTATCCTTGCGTGGGCAGTTTTGCAGGTTGGGATTACGCGAGGCAAAACGTCCTGTCTCTGTGCCCAGGGGCATGAGGTCGGGATGGATTCTCCCTGTCGCCGTATTGATATGTGTTAAGTACCCGTCAATGTAAGTGCTTTTGAGTTTGCCCCATTTACGGTATTCCTGTACCAGTTCAAACAGGCGAACAAGCTCCGGGCGCTTGTCTCGGCAGTATTCGGTGAGCATTATCATTGTCGCATCGTCCGCTGCTTCCTGATGTTTTTCTGTTGTTTTCAGTACCGGAAGACCAAGCTCACTGAAGAGGTACCTCTTGAAAGCAGATGCATTTGCCCCGATGTCCACGCCGCCGGTCATCTCAGCGATTTCAGTACGGAGGGCAGTAAGCTTTTCCTCGGCTTCCTTTTGTCTTTTCAGCATTCTCTCCACATCCATAGGAACACCGTTATACTTCATAATCCCACAGTAAACTGAAGTCGGCGATTCAACGCGCTCTACGATTTCTCTGTGATGGGGCAGGTTTTTGGCAAACCAGTTGTTGAATTTGTGATATAGCCGTAAGGTGTAGTCACTATCAGCACAAGCATAACGAAGGGTTTCTTTATCCGCTGGATCCATCTCATCAAAAAGACGTCCTGCCGTTACAGTTGCAAAATCCGGCATATCCGCACCGAATAGTGACGTCGAAAGTAGCTTCAAGCCGCTATCCGACAAGTTACGGAACTCAAATTTGCTTTTAAGCGTCAGTTGCGCTGCCGCGATGGTATCATAACAAGGCTCGCATACGACGATACCCAGCGCATACAGGAACATCGCCTCAAAGGAAAGATTGTGCGCCACCTTGACCACCCTTGGATTCTCAAATACGGCTTCTCTCAGGTATTCCAGCACACCAGCGTGGTCATTAGCATTAACTCCAACCTTATGTGAGAGGGGTATGTACACGGCGCTGCCTTCTTTGACCGAAAGGCTTATGCCAACAATGTGTGCCTTGTGTGCATCCAGTGCCGCCTTCGGCTCGTCGCGCCATTCATCGTCCGGTGCTGTCTCAAAGTCAAATGCTACGACGCCCGCACCGCTGATATAATCTTCTATCTCTTTAGTTGTATAGGTAATGTTGTAATCCATAAACAGCTCCAATCTGCCGCTGGAGGCCGGGTAGTACATAACCACCCGACCTGCGGCTTTATTCTTTAAGCGAGCGGCTCTATAATTTCGCCGGTTTCGGGGTCAATGTTTGCAGCTACATCAACTGAAGATTCGTTGTCGTAGCCGACACGAACGGAGAAAGCTTTGACCTGCTCGGTAAGTCCTGAAATAAGAGCGAATTCCTCACCCGTTAAATCGCGGTCGAGCGAGAACTGCGCTTGTGAATATGCAATACCGCTGTTGTTGGTTGCCTTTTTCAGGGTGAATTTAGTGACTACCGAATTAGATTTCTTGCCTTTGGAGAGCAGACGCATAATATAGCGAGTAAAGTCCTTAAGCGATCCGGTCGGAAGGGAGAGGATCATTGGAAAAATCTCGCCCTCCCGGAGCAGATAAATACGGCGGCGGTTTTTACAAGCTTTCGCTCCGTTCTCTCCGGAACCGAATTTGTTAAACGGACACCTCGCGCAATCGCCGCCGGGGTTGCCTACACCGGTGATGCCGTCAAAGCTGCCGCAATCAGGGGGATTAGATCCTCCGGTGTATTTGTCCGTATAGTAGGCATACAGCGGGTGGTGATGCAGGATAACTGCCGAAAATTCCTTGACGGTTTCAGGACTGTCGGGATTTTCACCGGGAATTTCAAACACCGTCATACCGGCTGCAGGAATTTTAATGCGCTCAAAACTGCCGGATAAACCGGAAAGCTCCTCGGTGAGCGCATCGTTTAAGTTAAAGTCCTTTAGTGCCATAAACGCACTGTTCTTGGTGGTAAGAGCCTTGTTTTCGTTGTTTTTCATGGTATTTTCATCCTTTCATTATTTGCGGGTCGCTTTGCGGACACCCACAGTGGTTTTTTCAAACACATTGACCAGACCATTAAGCCAATCGGGTAATACATCATCGTTTTCTGATATCTGTTCTCTGACAAAAGCCGATAGGCTGTTGGCGTTGACGGTTTCGTAAATCAACCCGCCATAACCCTCGGCACGAAGTGCTTCGAACAAATCCTCTTTGCGGTCGGCCATCGCTGATGCACGGGTGGTACTGGTAAGGCAGAACATTGTGCCAGAACGGGTAAAGTTCTGCGTCTCAGTATCAGTCATGAGTTGTGCCAGCGCAGCATCGACTTCTTCCAGTTCAGCGTTGATGTCCTTGAGGTTTTGCTCGACTTCCTTTTTTTGATCGTGCAGGGCTTTAAGCCTATCTGCGAGTTCAAACATTTTTTCTGAATTGTCCATAGTAAAACTCCTTCATTAAATAAATGGGTTGTTGCCGTAGCGATAATCATCAACCAGCGTTTTCGCTAGGTTTGCTTTGCTTTTTAATGCTTTAAGCACCTTTTCATCGACGGTGCCCTGCGCGGTGAGGTAGATGTAAGTGCATGGCATATGCTGACCGGCGCGATGGATGCGGGCTTTGCATTGCTCGAAATTCGACATTGAGTAATCCAGAGAATAAAACACCATCGTGCTTGCCGCCGTGAGTGTGATGCCCAGCCCCGCTGTCGCTACCTGCCCGACAAATATAGGTACATCGGGGTCATTCTGAAATCTTGCGACCTGCTCGTCGCGGTCTTTTACACCGCCCTTGATAAGCGAGTAGTTGATGCGCTTCTTTTCAAGAAGCCGACAGATGGCGTCCAGCTCAGGTACAAAGCGGGCGATGATAACCAGCTTTCTTCCTTCCTCCAAGGTTGAGTCGATGATATCTTCCAGTACTTCCAGCTTAGCCGTGCTCACCTGTTCAGTGGCGCTGCTTTCGTCGCTGCCGATGAAGCCTCCCGTAAGCTGGGACAGGCGCAGGAGTTTTGTCAGTATATTGGTAATAGTGACCTCGCCGTCAGATAGCTCAGCATAGCTTTCCTTGACAAGACTCTGATACAGCTTCATCGCCTTCGGCTCCAGTTCGACTTTTCGGATAATATCGGTTGTTTCCGGTAGGTCGAGGCAATCCTTTTTTGTCGCACGAAACGCAATGGAATGCATACGACGGGTCAGATCTTCTTCCATGCTCTTTTTCAAAACTGGCGTGTGATTGCCGTAGCCGGTCATGAAAAAGTAGTGGTTTCTGAAGCTGTAAAAGCTCTGTCCGAAGATACGCGGATCGACAAACTTGTACTGACTGAAAATGTCGATTGCCTTGTTCGTCACAGGCGTTCCTGTTAAGAGCAGCCGGTATTTAGCCACTGCGCCTAACCGGTGCATCGCTTTTGAAGCGGCGATATTATGCGTCTTGATTTTGTGCCCTTCGTCGGCGATGATAAGGTCAGGCTTCCATGCTGCGAGTTCGCGTTCCAGCCGCCATGCCGATTCGTAGTTCACAACGACTATCTGAAGCTGCTGACCGGTCATATGTCGGAGAGTATCGAGCTTTTTTTCGCCACTCCCTTTGAGGACAGCGAGCGTGTAATCGAAATCTGCATACGCATCGTGTTCGTCTTTCCAAACACTCGTAACTGAAAGTGGTGATACTACCAGCACCTTGCGGATACATCCGGCATGATACAAAGCGCCTTCGACCGCTATCGTCGTGAGAGTTTTTCCGGTACCCATTTCCATGAGCAGGGCAGCCCCGTAGCCCGCTGGCGAATACGCGCTTTCCGGCAGAAGTCCGAATTTCCTACAAACAAAGTTGAATGCTGTGATCTGATGAGCATAGGGCTTTACCTTAATTGGCATCGGTAACAGCGGTGCGTTGTCATTGTTCATTGGTTTCATCACCTCCGCCGGGCAGTTCCGTAATGGATACGGACTCGACACTGTCACCTGGCACGATTACCATCACACGGCGCTTTTCACCGAAGAAATGCCGAAGTAGTCGTTCGCGCATTGATACACGTTGGCATCTAACAACACCGCCCTCGGTGGGCTTCTTCGAAACGCTGATCTTCAAATTGTGCTTCATTTTTATCTCCGTCCTTTCCGAGGGACGGTGTAGATGTGTCCCTCGGTATACGGAGAAAAGGCGGGTGTTTTATACACCCATTTCTAAAAATGCTTTTTAAATTTTTTCTTTGCGCTTTCGATTGATTTCCACGCAGCGTTTGGAGCGACGTCTTCGATACGGGCAATCTCATTAACCGACAAGCCATCAGCAAGCATTAACAGTCGCCGTTTCTGTGTTTCCGAAAGCTTGTCCAGCGCAGTGTTGATCCGAGCGGCGTCTTCTTCGCGTATCAAATCGGTTTCGGGAGTAGTGTCTGTCGCATACTCGAGTCCCTCGTAATCGATAGCGTCGAGCGAATAGCAGTGGTAGCGCTCCTTACGGGCGAGATTGCTCTCCTCGCGTCGTGATGCTGTTATGTAGTTGCCGATTTCCTCATTGACTTCAACTTCTGATGTGGTTCCGTCTGCGAATTTCCATTGAATTTTCATGCGTTGTGTCCTTTCCGCCTGTGTGCGGATGAGGGCGACAAGGACACATAAAAAGTCGGTGCTTCGATGTACACCGACCGTTGCGCCTGAAAAATGGGCATGACAAGGCACGGTGGGTACATCCGAGGCTCCGAACACGGCATTTACCGTGCTTGGAACTTCCTATGTATTCCGCCGCCTTAATGCGCATCTCAGGCTTTGAGATTTATTTATTGATGTTAAGAACGTCTACACGAATTGCTTTAAGTGTATTAATAACGTTTTTTAAATATTTTTGTGTAAATGCATTGATTTTCGACCTGCTTTGCAGTACAATAAAAATGTTATATTTTACCTTAGAGCAATCTCGATATCCGTTCCCGCCATCTGAGATAAGGATATCTAGACACGAAGGTACAAGAAATTACTCTGGGACGGTACATCTGGTACAAAATCCGGTACAAAAAAAGCGAG